GTGATGGCCTTCGACGTGCTCAGCGTGACCAGGTCATTCAGCGTGGACCCCGCCTTGCTCACATCCCCCCACGCCACCGCACCGCTCGGCAGCTCCACCGTCGCCCCACTCCCCACCGTCAACACCGCCCCGGAGTTCAGCGTCACCCCGCCGCCCCCATCGCACACCAGCCCCACCCCGCCCGGCGCCAGATAGCATGGCCCACTATACCCCGACCCCCCGGCCAGCCCCTCCGGCGCCACCGGCGGCGGCAGCGGCGCCGCCGGCAGCGTAACCCCCAGATACCCGAACACCAGCGCCACCACCACCAGCAGCGCCTGGCCGATATAACCCAACCTAACCTTGCTCATCGCCTCACCCTCCCCCAGTCCCCCGCGCTGGCGCCGGTCTCCGACAGTGCGCCAGCTCCAGCCGGTCTCCGACCGTGCGCCAGCTCCAGCCGGTCTCCGACCGTGCGCCAGCTCCAGCCGGTCTCCGACCGTGCGCCACAGCTCCAGCCGGTCTCCGACCGTGCGCCAGCTCCAGCCGGTCTCCGACCGTGCGCCACAGCAGGAGCCAGGCCCTACCTACCCCCTGACTCCTGCCCCCGGTCAACTACCGCTTTCCAGCGCCACCTTGACGAACGCCGTCGGCCGGATCACCCCGAACGCCGCCCGCATCTCCGCCAGGATCGCCACCATATTGCGGATGAAGAAGTCGGCGTGGCTATCGCTCACCTGGATGCTCGCCCGCTCCCGGTCCCACAGCACCGCCTTGCGGAAGTCCCCCAGCAGCGCCTCACCCTCCGTGCAAGCCTCGCACTCCACCACCGGCACCCGCCACAGCCGTTGCACCCCGCCCTCCTGCGGCCCGCCGTAGTAATACTGGCTCATCCCGTCCTTCAGCAGGTCAATCGTCTCCGCATCGTTCGGATGCACCAGCCACGCGCTCGCCCGGGTCCGCCCCGTCACCCGCAGATACGTGATCGCCTTGCGCGCCGTCGTCAGCAGATCGGTCGACCACGCCTGCGTCAGCACCCCGCCCGTGTGCAGCAGGCCGGTGAAGTGCTCGCCGCTGCCATCGCCGCCCACGATCTCATCTTCGAGATCCTCTTCCAGGTCCGCCCGCAGCTCCTGATCAATCAGCCCGCGCAACTGGCTGGCATCGCTCAACGCCCGCTTCGTCGCCGGAATCCACACCGCGATCGTCTTGACGGCCGTCGTCACCTTCTCCCAGGTGCTCGTGCCCTCCGGCTTCTCGCCGCTCACCTGGCCCGTCGCCCCCGTGTAGTCCGTCACATTCGACTCCGGCACCGGCGCCGCCTGCGTCACCTTCGCCGTCTGCCGCACGAACTCCACCAGGTCGCTCGCCGTCTGCCGCGTGCTGATCACATCCCGCAGCGTCAACGGTCGCCGCCCCAGCGGCTCATAGATCCCCGTGAAGTCCGTGTTGACGAACGCCCCGCCGCTCGTGTCCGAATCCCCCACCAGCAGCGCCTTCGTCCCGAACAGGCTCGCAAACTCCACCGGCGGACTCATCAACCCCTTCGCACTCTCCGGAATCTGCCCGCCCGGCGCCACGTGCTTCATCCAGCTCTTGAACGCCTCCGCCTCAGTGAACTGCTCGCCGAGCGACTTCCCGCGTCCCGCCGGGACCCCCTGACCCCTGCCGCTCAGGCCGAACGCGCCGCTCAGGCCGGTCTCTGACCGAGCCGCCAGCCCGATCCCCGCCCCCAACTCCTCGATCTGCTTCCGCAGGCTCGCGTCATCCGCCAGCGTCTTCAACTGCTTCTTCGCGTCGGCCGCCTCGCCCAGGAACCCCTGCACCTTCTGGCGCTCATCCGCCGTGAAGTCCCGCCCCCCCAACTCCGCCGCCTCCGCGAGCGCCCGCGCCCCCAACAGCGCCACCTTCAACTTCTCCCCCCATTCCTTCGCGTTCATCTCTCCCCCTAATTGCGCGCCCCGCGCCCTTCGCGTCCTTCGCGCTTCGTGTCCTTCGCGGCACTTCGCGCCTTCGTGTTCCCAACCGACTCTAATACCCCGCCTCGATCAACTCCAGCGCCACCCGCGCCGCCAGCGTGCTCGGCAGCAGACCCTTCGGCTTACCGTTCCCGGCCTCGCCCTGGCCCGCGCCTTCACCCGCGCCGCCCGCGCCCCCATCCCCCGAGGCGCTACACTTCGCCCCCAATTCACACACCACATCATGGATCGCCTGGATGCGCGCCGCATCCGTCGCGCTGTTCCGCCGCCCTTCCTTCACCCCCAGGAGCTGCGTCTCCGGATTCATCCCCACCAGACACGGCCCCACCTCCAGCAGCTCCAACTCGCGCAGCTCATTCACGTAAGCCCCATCCGCGCCCTTCACCAGTGTCGCGTCCACCACATCATACGCAAACGAGAACTCCGCCAGCGTCCCGCGCGCCATCTTCTTCCACACCCGCGCCGCAAACGGCTCATCCATCTCGAGCTGCCCCTTCACATACAGCCCGTCCGGCAACTCCTTCGCCTCCCGCACCTCGCCGATATGCGCGTCCAGGTTCCCCCAATCGTGGCTGAAGATCACCGGAATCGGCCGCCCTCGCTGCGCCCAGGCCGCCAGGCTCTTCGTGAACGCCCCCGGCAGGATCTTCTCCCCACCCCGATCCACATTCCCGAACACCGCCACCAGCGCCTCAAAGATCCCCAACCCCTGATCCAGCGCCTTAAAGCTGGTCAGCTTGAAACTCCTCTGCTTCATCCCCCACTCTCCCTTCCAATCCCTGTCCTGTCCATCCTGTCCATCCTGTCCTATCCGTCCGACCCCGTCCCAAAACTCACCGAACAATGACAGTAAGCCGTCTCCTCCACCGACAACGATGGATCCCCCGGCCACCGCGCCCCATTACTGAACAACTCCCCGATCCCCACCGTCTCCCCAGCCATCGCCACATGCTGGGTGCGCGGCTCCTTCGCCCCGCCATGGATCCACGTCTTCGTGCGCAGCCCGCCCTGCTGCGCCCCCTCCTGCCCCCCAAAATTACTCATCGCCGTCACACTCCCGGCGGCGATCTGCTCCGCCCGCGCCCCCGCCAGCAAATCGTAAATCCCCTTCAGCGCCTCCGCCACCACCGCCGCCCGCAGCGCCTCCGCCACCAGGTCGCGCGTCATCCCGTTGATCCCCACCGCGCTGCGCTCCGCGTACCCGCGCACGTAATTCGTCATCCGTTCCGCGTCCACCTCGGCGCCCACCTGCTCCCCCACATACCCCGCAAACACCGTCGCCGTCGCCATACTCAGCCCGAACAAATCCTCCCCCAACTCCCCATCCCACCGCGCCCCATCACTCCACACCGTCTCGATCCCCGCCCCCGGCCGCACCCGCCCCACCAACGCCGCCTGCTGCCGCCGGAAATACCCGCTCAGCACCTCACCCCACTTCGCCACATGCCGCTCCCGCGTCTCCCGCAGCGTCCCATCCACGGCCGCCTTCAGTCCGTGCCCGTCCGTATCCTTCGTCCATGCCCGTCCCTGCCCGTCCGTGTTCAGTCCGTGTCCACCGTGTCCATCTCGTCCATTCCCGTCCACCCCGTCCAAACCCTTCCCCGGCGCACTATCCCGCGCGCTCGCCTGTCCCCCCACCAACACATTCAACGGCGTCACCAACCGCGCCGCATCCCCGCCCAGGCTCGGCATATTGAACCGCCCTCTGGCCTCATTCGCCGTCATCCACGGCCGCCCCACCGCCGCCTGCAAGCTCTGCGTCTGCTCCTCGAAACTCCCCGCCAGCTTCTCCGCAATATTGAACTCGCAATACACCCCCTGGCTATCGGGGAAGTCCGGCAGCAGTTGCAGCTCGATCTCCTCCTCGATCATCTTCAGCCACGGCCCCAGCGAGTCCTGATACAGGTTCCGGTGCTGCTCCTTGATATTCGAGAAGGTAGCGTTATCCAGAATCCCCACCATCGGCAGCGGAATATGATAAGCCCGCGCGCACTCCTCGCGCGTCAGCTTCCGCCCGGCCAGATACTCGGACTCCTGAGCGTTAAAACTCGCTTCCTTCCAGCTCATCCCCTCCTCCAGGATCGCCGTCTTCCCGGAGTTCGGCCCGCCGGCATACAGCGCCTCGAACTCCGCCTTGAACCGCGTCCTGGCCGTCTCCCCCCACTCCGGCGCCTCCGCCGGCCGCTCGATGATCCCGTTCACGCGCGCCGAGTTCTGCCAGAAGTGCTCCCGATACTCCCCCATACTGGCCTCTTCCGCCAGCACCCGCCGCAACGTCTCCAGCGGACTCAGCCCGAAGATCGCATTCGCCGGATTATAACCCCGAAAATGCACCACCTCACCCGGCGTCACCGCGAACATCCGCCCCTCCAGCGTGATCTCATAGCGCACCGGCACCAGCCCGCCGTAAACCGCCATGCACGTCGGCGGCACCCGCAGCAGCCCGAACGCCCCGCCCGCGCGCAGCTTCAGCCAGAACGCATTGAAATAGACCCCCAGGTCGCCCATCAAACTCTCGATCAGCCGATAGCGCGACACCTTATACTCCGCCGGCAACGGCCGCCCCAACACCTGCGCCAGCCCGTGCTCCACCAGCCGCGCCCGATCGGTCTCGCTCACCCGCCGAAACACATGCAGCCCCAACTGCGCGATATTGCGCGCCAGGAAGTCCACGCACGTCCGCACATTCGGCTGCGTCCGATACAACGTCGCGTAGTCGTAAGAGAACTGGTCATAGAGCCGCAACGCCCCATACCCATAGCTCGCGCTCGGCGCCCACCCCGCATCCAACTCCGCCAGACTCCCCAACGACTGCACAATCGCCATCACCCCACCCCCGTCCTACCCCAGCCGCTCAGGCCGGTCTCCAGACCGAGCCGTCCCGCTTAGGCCGGTCTCCAGACCGAGCCGTCCACCCGCGTCCACTCACTCCGCCCTGTCCACCACCACCTGCACAAACTCCACATCCCGCTCCGCCACCAACACCTCACCATCCACCGGCGTCCCCTTCTGCCCCTTCACCAGCAGCACCGCATTCCGCAGCACCAGGAACCCCGCCCGCCGCTGCCAAATCACCCCCCGAAACGCCGTCCCGCTCTTCAGATTCACGATCCCCTCTTCCAAGCACGGCCACCGCGGCCCAAACAAGTCCATCGCCCACCCCCAGTATCGTAATCCGCCGGATTGCGCCTGCATCAGAACGTCGGCGCCGATTGTTCCAACACGAACATCTTGAAGTAAGCGACAACCTTCTCCATCTCAGTGATCGAAACGGCATAGCAACGCGCCAACTCGCTACGCCCCTCTGGCTTTGCCTCGCGCATTGCCCGCAGCGCCTCTTTCAATATTTCGAGACACCGCTCCTCTTCGTTCTTATCCATTCGCCGCCTCCGTCTTGGCCCCATTCCGCAACTGTCTCTGCTCGCACACGCCCTCGAAGTCGAGCGTCACGTGCTTCAGATTGCAGCACACGATGTCCCGCTCCGCCAGGTTGAAAACGCACTCCGTGTTCAGACACAGGAGCTTCACGACCGGTTCAATATCCAACGTGATCGAAATACGACTCGCTGCCACCATCTTCTCCCCCTCATGCCACGAAAACGCCGCGGCTTTCGTACACCGACCGCTTCTTCGTCCCCACCCCCGCCGCCAGCGCATCGCACCGCGCCTCCCAGCTCAAGCACCCCGCCATCGCCAGATCAATCTTATGCGGACTATCCGGCCGCTCCTTGTAAATCGTCCACAGCGGCACCCCCGCCTCATCCCGCAAATTCAACACCTTCCGCACCGCATTCCCCATGTGCCGCTGAAACGCCTGGCTCCCATCGTGACTCAGCTCCCCCGTCTGGATTGCGTTCGAGTAGCTCCGCACCGCGTAGGCCATCTGCTTCGGCCGGTTCGTCCACCACTCCATCACCCGCTCGCTCCCAAACAGCCCGGCCCACCGGGCCACCAGCGTCTCCCAATACGGCGGATCGCAATACAGCCGCCACACATCCCAGCGTCGCATCGTCTCCGCCACCGCCGCGTCCACCTCGGCCAGCGGCACCTCCCAATTCGCAATCCCGTGCGGATGCTCCCACACCCCCACCACCCACTGGAACCCCGTCGCCACGTGCGTCGCCACCAACCCCGTCGCATCGTTGAAGCGGCTCCCGTCGAAGCCCAACGTGATCAGCTCCCGCTCCGGCAGCCCCAGCAAATACACCGACGTCACCAGCGTCTTCCAGTGCTCCGTGTCGAACGCCCGCTCGCTCGACCGCACCACCCGGTTCAGCCACACCCGCTCCAGATAGCTCCGATCCGCCGTCGGGTCCCGCCACTGCTCCACGATCCCGTCGATGTCCGACCACTCCGCCACCGGCCCGCTCGCCTCGATCACCGCCGCCCGGATCCCCTCCGGCGTCCCCAAATCATGCTGATCGGATGCCTGCCGGTGGAAGAAGAACAGCCTCGAATCCCCGATCTTCCCATCCGCCACCTGCCGGGCATAATCCATCGTATCCTCGGCCACGCTCCCCTCGCCCGGACTGGGCGCCGTCGTCGTCTCCAATGACCAGGCATCCGCCGTCCGCCGCTTCGGGATATTCGCCAGCATCGTCCGGTGCGCCTCTTTAAGTTTCGGCAAGGTAAACCGATGCGTCTCGTCGAAATGCTGCCACGTCGTCCGTGCCCCATCCCGTGAGTTCGGCGCGCTGGCCAGCGCCAACGCCTTCCCGTCCCCCCCGATCCGCATGATCCGTTCCAGCCCAATATCAAAATCATCGGCGAGCTGGCTATAACTCAAAATCACCCGTAGCGCCCCGTAGGCCAGTTCCTCGCTCTGCTCCTCCGTGTAGGCGACCAGCGCCAGGTACGGATCCGTCACCCCCACGCCCACCGGCTCCCCCCGCGCATCGAACCCATCACACCGCACCGGCCCCTCCGGGTGCAGCTCGCACGCCGCGATCCACGCCGCAAACTCTGTTTTTGCGGATCCTTTGCGCAGCGAGATCCCGACCCGCTTGAACCGCCGGCGCCCCGCGTCCGGGTGCCCCTGCGGAAATATCTCGTACATCCGATAGATCAGCCCGCGCTTCTCCGGGTCCAACCTCGCCGGCTCCCCGCGCAAATCCCCCGGCCCGAACGTCAAAAATGACTCGATGAACTCGCACACCTGCGGCCCCAGCGTCGGCCAGGGCTGCGCCTCCAGCGCCGGCACCATCAACACACTCATCCTGCTGTCCCTGTCCGGGCCGTCGCCGTGCCCCCCACGATTCGCAACACACTGCGCGGATCATCGACCGGCTCAACCGGCGCCGCTGGCCGGCGCTTCCGCTGCGTCGCCTCCTCCACCCGCTCGATCTCCCACTGCAACCGTCGCCGGTCCACCGGCGTCAGCCCGAAGCACTGGCGTTGCAGCCGGATCTCCCCGGCCATCTCCTTGCTCGGCTCCTCCCAAAACGCGTCCACCAGCTCGGCCAGCAGATACAGCCCGTGGACATCCACCTGCAGAAACTCCCCCGCCATCGGCGACGCCCAAACATCCTTCCACCACGCGCGCGTCAGTTTATGCCACTCCGTCCCTTCCGCCCGCGCGGGTAAGCTCGGCGCCCGCTGGCGCGGCTGCTCCTCCGCCTCCAACGTCGCCCGCGTCGCCGCGTGATTCCGTCGCCTGCGAATCGCCGGGTCTTTCGGCATCGGCCCTGGCATCACTCCTCCATCTCGTACAGAACATTTTCAGAGGCCCGCACGGTCATTGGGCCTTTTTGACGCCAGCGATTTCGACGCCCCTACCGCCACCGCGTGTCGTCCGGCTGTGACACGACTTGCACAACGCCTGCAGGTTCTCCCACTCATCCGACCCACCCGCGACCTTCGCCCGCCGATGATGAACCTCGGTTGCACGCGCGCCACACATGCACATCGGATACTCAGCTAGAAACGCACCTCGCGTCTGCTGCCATTGGGCATCATAGCCCCGCTGACCACTACTGCCGCGCCTACGATCCAACACTGCCGCGTGATCCGGACATCGACCGCGATACGTCGCGATAGCATGGCACCCCGGCACAGCGCATGGACTAGCCGCACGCATTCGATACCTCTTGAATGTGGACTGGATCAGGAGAACGCTCTATCTCTTGATACAGAGCGTTCACAGACGAGGGCGATGGTCGCATCTTGTTCCTTGGGGATGCGCGAGGATCCGGATTACTCTGACGGGGATGGCACGCGTGACACACCAGTCCGCGATACACGCGACCACAATGCTGACATACTCGTTCCGCCATCGTGAACTCCTTAAAGCAAACGGCCCTCCCCTCAGCCAACTCTGCTTTTACAACGCAGAGCCAACCGAGAGAAGGGCCGCCTTCCCATAAGGGGCGCCTCTTACCTTGCAGTTTCGCTGGTGGCCTAAACCTACCAGGCGGGCGCCCAAACCATCGAGAGGAGACCTTCTGCGCCTAACGCCGCATATACCGCCGCTCAATCCACCGGACGACCATCATCAGTGCATCCCGGAGCACCAGGAAGAACTCACGATTCACATCATCGGCTATGACAGTATTATCCGACGCTTGCATGAATACACTCTACCACAGACCATGCCATCCGTCAAGCACGAATTTCCACAAGGGAGCGCTGCCATACTGGCCGCACCACCAGTGACCATTCAGCGTGATCCGGCGACCGCTATCTGCGCGATCCGCCATCGCCATCTGATCGTATGCGCCCACACCCTCCACTTCCAATGTCGCCATTTGCGACATTTAGCCTTGAATATATGGAACTAGATACTGAGCGTTCCACCCTGGCCGGTACCGTTTCCAGGTACGGATCGCTGTCTCGGCCGTCTCTCGATTCCAGCCGGTATACGCCATGATGATCTCAAGATCGGTCTGACACGGACTGTCGGCGATGATGAGTTCGCAGATGCCGGCTGGGTGCATGGCGCGGCGCAGGTTGATGTAGGCGGCAGTTGAGTTGGGATAACGGCGCGCCTGGGCGACCAGGTCGAGGATGGCGTCCACTAGAACACCCCCGGCACATGACACGCCATCAGCGCCCGCCGCATTCTGACCGAACCGTTGGCCAGCACCACCAACCGATTCAGCAGCCAGGTCGGCCACGCACTCGCGCCCGCATGATCCAAGTGAGCATGCCCGTTGTAGATGCTCGTAAACCCACAATCCTCGCACGTCGCCAAGATGTGGATGTCGATCGGCCGCTCGCTGACAATCTCCAGCGGATGCGCCCCAACCCGCACCACCAACTCATCCCGCACCTGAATCACCAACCGGACCCCAATATGCTTACACGTCATGCCGTTTCCCTCCCGTCCTATCGCCCAGAGGCCAATTTTCGCGTCCTTCGCGCTTCGCGTCCTTCGCCACCTTCGCGCCTTCGCGTTCCAAACCATTCGCCACCTTCGCGCCTTCGCGCTCCAACCCCAACCCCTCCCGCAGCCCCCGCACCACCCCCGCCACCACAACATACCCCCCACACCCCACGAGCACCACACACACGATCCACCCGATCATCGCCCCACCACCTGCGCCGCCAACTCCCCAACATTGCGCAGCCCCCTGGCCGTCAGCAGCCCGGCTGGCGCCGCGTCCTCCCGCCCCACCTCCCACCCGCCCCGCAGCTCACCCGCCGCCAACTCCGGCAGCGCCGCCCCCGACCGCAACATCGGCGGCAATTGCCGCTCCGTGCGCTGCCGGCCTCGCAACTGGCCGTAGACCTCCACAAAGCGCGCCCGATCCGCCACCGCATTCTCACTGCGGCACAAATTCAGCCAGCCGCCCAACGCCGCAACCGCCGCCTGCGTCAGTGGATTCCGAAACCGCGGCGTCCGCTGCAGAAACTCTCCCGCATAACAGACCCCAGACGCAAACGTATCCATCACATCGCCCCACGCCTCCAACGCCGTCTGCTCCTGGCTCGACGGCGCCACGATCTCCAGCGCCGCCGACCGCAACTCCGCCGCCGTCGGAAACCATTTGCTCGTCGCGATATGCCGCAGCGTCGCCGTTTTCAACACCTCAACCGGCAGATCGCTCAGCAGCCGCTCATAGAGCCGCAACGTCTCGGCCAGGGTGGCCGCTTCCAACTCCCGCCCATAGCTGGGATACGCCAACGCCAACAATTGCCAGACCTTCACAAATTCAGAACTCACGCTCCGCCTCCCGATCCTGCTGCTCGACCAACCGCGCCGCCGCCAACGCCGGCGACCCGCGCCCAGCCCCGTTTTTCCCCGCCCCGCCCCCGGCCGGCCGCGCCCCCGGCGGCTTGTGATCATCCACGCAGCGATTCAGAATGGCCCGCACATAGGCCCACGAGCGTTTATTTTGCGCCACCGCCTCATCCACCGCCTGCACCGCCCATTCCGGCGGCGCGCCGGAACGCGCCAACTCCGCCAGAATCAAATTCGCCTCATCCGCCATCGTCTTGGTCGGCATGCAAATGGCATTCTGGAAGGCGCTCCAAAACGCATCCGGCGGCAACGCGCCAACCGCGGCGCCAGCAGCAGCAGCCGCCGAGGTCTCCGACTCCGACTCCGACTCCGACTCCGACTCCGACTCCGACTCCGACTCCGACTCCGACTCCGACTCCGACTCCGTCTTCGTCTTCGTCTTCGTCTTCGGCGGAATATGTTTTCCGATGTTTGCATCTGCAAACATCTGCGCGCAGATGTTTGCAGATGTTTGCATTTCCGCCGGAACATCAGGGGGATCAGGGAATTTCGACTTATCCGCCCGCGCCCGGTTGTAAAGCGCCCAGTTGCAAAACACCAGATAACTCCGCCCGCCCGCCTCGTAACGCCGCAACGTGCCCACCTGGCACAACTCAGCCAGCCAGGTCGTCACATCCGCGTCACTGATCTGCTCCAGCCGCAGCGGGAAACACGATGCCCGCACGATCGCCGCCGAGGCATAGAAGCGCCCGTAATCGTCCACCTGCGTCAGCAGGTGATACAGCAGCAACTCCGCGCCGAACGTCAACGCCGCATTACTCTCACTCGTACAAATTGATTCCGCCAACATCCGTCTCGGCATAAGCCCCCCGCCCCTAGTGCCCCCAACAACGCATTAGGCATCCTGCCATCCCCGTCCATCCCGTCCATCCCCGCCCATCCGCGTCCATCCCGTCCATCCTGTCAGCTACCCACCCACCGATACCCCACCGCCGCCCGCCCCGCCTTTGACACCACCTGCACCAACTCCACCACCCGCGCCCGCTCCAGCGCCAACACCGCCTCCCCCACCGCACTCTCGGACCCCCCCGTCGCCGTCACCAGATCCATCCGCGTCAACGGCCCCGGCGCCCCCTGCAACACCGCCGCCACCGCCGCCCGCGTCCGCCCATACCGCTGCTGATGCCCCTGCGTGCGGAGCGCCTGCCGCTGCCGCTCCGCACGCAGTGACAATAACTGCGCCATATGGTACGCCACGAACTCGGCCCGGTTAGAGAAGGTCATCATCATCGTCGTCATGCAGCTCGTGCTCGAACTGGTAGTAGCAATCCCAACACAACAGCGCGCCGCATGCACATCTATGCACCGCCTCGCCGCTAAAAACGTCCTCACACGCCTCACATTTGCACAGCCGATCTTCAAGCATCAGTCCCCGCCTCCTCGCTCCCCCCCATGCCACTCGCCGCCTCGCGCACCAGCGCCAGCGTCGCCGGGTCCTTATACCCAAACGCCGCCTTTGCCGCCTCACTCAGATTCCCCCCCGTCGCCGCCACAAAGGCCACCAGCTCCGCCCCCGAATACCGCTCGCGCAGCGCCCGCCGGGCTGGGTTGGGTTGGGTTGGCGCCGCCACTACCCCAAAAAGCTCCACCGGCCCCACCACCGCCGGCTCCGGCCCCACCCCACCCAACCCAACCGGCCGCACCACCCGCCCGATCCCCGCCACCAGCGCCTCCAGCGCCGCCGAGGTCGCATACGCCGCCTGAAAGCGGATCACCTGCCCCTTAGCACTCAGCAGAAAATCCCCCCGTCCCAACAGCCGCTCCGCCCCCGTCCCCCCCACCCCCGCCGCCACCAGCGCATCCGCCGCACTCGTCACGCTGCCCACCAGCCGCACCGGAAAGTTCGCCTTGACCAGACCCCCCACCAGCGCCGCCGCGGGCCGCTGCGTCGCCGCGATCACATGGATATTCACCTCCCGCCCGCGCTGCGTCAACCGCACCAGCGCCTCCTCCACCGGCCGCCCGCCCGTCAGCAGCAGATCGGCCAGCTCATCAATCGCGATCACCACATGCGGCAGACTGCCCCGCGCCCGGCGCTCCATCCAGAGCACCGCCTGCTGCAGCGCCGTCACCGCCTGGCCGACCTCCACCGCCAACGCCTGGCAGTGGGGCAGCTCGGCAAAAACCCGCAGCGGAAAGTTTTTCGGGTCGATCAGGATCAACTGCAGCCGTCCGGCTCGATTCCGCAGCGCCAGGCTGATCAGCAGCGTCCGCAGCAACTCGCTCTTCCCGCTCCCCGTCGTCCCCGCAATCAACACATGCGCCACATCCGGCGACGACAGTTGCAACAGCAGCGGCGCCCCATCCTCGCCCACCCCCAACACCGCCGTGCAGGCCGGGAAAAACTGCTTGCGCTCCGCGATCTTCGCCAGCAGCGCGCCCAGCTCCACCGTGCGCGGCGTCGCCCGCGGCACATCCACGTGGAGCACGCCACCCTCGCGATACACCCGCGCCGAGCGCACGCCGAGCGCATAAGCCAGCTCATCCCCCAGGTTTTCCGCCCGATCGAGCTTAATCCCCAGCGCCGTGGTCACGTCGAATCTCACGAAACGAGGCGTCACAGTTGCCTGCCAGACGCGAGCCGGCACCTTGTGCGCACTAAACACCTGTTCAATGCGGGCCGCCTGCAGCTCATAGTTGGAGGAGCTCATCGCCCACCGCCCCGGCCCAGCAGCCACCACCACAGCCCGCCCGCACCGAGCACGGCCAGCGCCAG